ATTTATCTCCCATCGTTTGCCCGCGAGCTTGTAGAAGTTCACGAGGGCTTCAAGTTTATATTTGTCGTATGTTAAGTCCTTGGGAAGGACTACTATAAAATCTACGCCGCCGTCGATATAGTCGCCTCGTTGGTAGAGGAAGATTTTGCCTAAGTACAGGGGCTTATTTGCGCTACGGGGATAGATATACAACCTTTGTTTTTGCTTTCCGTCCTCGATACGGATACGCCGTTGTTCGTCGTCGAACTCATCATTGAGTGCCTTGCGCAGGTAGCATACTTGGCTGTTGTGAGCCAAGTTGTACAAGTCGGCTTGGCGTTCTCGATGAAAGTCGTACAGTAATTTGTGTAGGGGTGTTGCCAACATACGTAACCACGCTATGAGCTTCGGCTTGCGCAGGAAGGTAGGGGTAAGTAGCACGAGCAGTTTGTCGATTTTTAGGTTATACATTGCTAACGTAGGTTATATCGTTAAAGTTATCAATGGTAAAGTAGCCTGCGGTGGGTATCTTGCTAATTTCAATGGTTTCAAAAGCTCCGTAGTCTCCACCGCTGGTGATGTTTTTACTTTGTGCCAATACCAAATGCGGTATTTTCACTCCTTCGGCTTGTTGTAGCGCATCAATAAGGTGTGCTAATACGA